ACTGGCAGACAGTAACTATGCGCTGAACAACACAATCAACAGCAATTTCAGAACTCTTGATAACTCAATCTGTACGCTTGGTTTTCAGAACCAGCAGGGATTCAATGACGTATCTCATCAGATTTCCGACTGCTGCTGTGCAACAAGAGAAGCTATTCAGGGCGTGAATTACAACATTTCAACGCAGACAAACGCACTCCAGAACTCTATGTGCAACAATACAAGAGATATTATCGACAATCAGAACGCAAACACAAGAAGCATCCTTGACTTCCTTGTAAACGACAAATTGTCTACTTTGCAGACTGAAAATCAGAACCTTAAATTGGCGGCTTCACAGTCAGAGCAGAACCAGTATCTTGTAAGCCAGTTGCGACCTACTGCCGTACCAGCTTACATCACTTGCTCACCTTACCAGTCCGCTTATGGAGTAGGTCTTAACAACGGTTGCGGTTGTTGCTAATATGCAGAAGAATCAAAACAGAATATCAGAAAAACTCGCCGAACTAGGCTGATTATTACTCTATGGGATAGGTCTATGGCTTATCCCATATTGATTTTTAGGAGGTAGATTATGAGTAATTGTAAAAACGTATGCAAACTTTGCAAGAAATTGATTATAAGTCAGGCAGTAAATTTTACTGCCGGTACTGGTCTTGTTATCCAAATCCCGGAAGGAAGTTATAACGATGGTTCAAAATATTGCATTGTTGTGGCACAGAGCATTCCGGCAGAAACAACAATCTCTGCTCCGGTATATATCCAGATTGGAACTGGTACGGTACTTTATCCACTGACAAAATGTGATTGTACGCAGGCAACGGCTTGTAGTATCAGAACAAGAACAAAATACAGTACAAGAGTTGAAACCACGTCAAATAGCGGGGTTTTCAAATTGCTTGGAAGAATTGCTTGCGCCCCAGACAACAGATTAAATGCAATAAACGGTGACGGAACTATTGTTACAACCGGTGGAGGTGATTGAGATGGATATTAAAAGAATGCATTGTATGATTGAAAAACTTTCCAAATGTGCCAAAAGCGAAATGGAATCTGGAATCGAAAATGTTGATACTTGCGAAATGGGAAAAGTAGTAGACATGATGAAAGATTTGTCGGAAGCAATGTACTACAGAACCTTGACAAAGGCAATGGATGAATCAAACTTGGAGGAAACGCTTGAAATGTTTGAGCGTTACGGAGACGGAAGAAGATTTTATGACAAATACCGATACGCTGACGGAAGATTTGCTCCGAAAGGACGTGGAACGTACCGTAGAGGATATGACGAACCATATTATCATATGACACCGGAAATGTACCGGGAACATGACCCGGAATGGTACAGAGATATGGATAAAAACAGAGACGGTCTCATGTATTACACTGATACCGGGATGGATAAAAACATGAAGATGAGAGATTCCAGAGAGGGCAGAAGCGGAATGAGCCGTATGTCTTACATGGAATCAAAAGAAATGCACAAAGCAGACACACCGGCGGATAAGCAATACAAAATGAAAGAGTTAGAAAAGTACATGGGTGAATTATCAAAAGACATTACGGAAATGATTGCGGATAGTTCGCAGGAAGAAAAAAATTTACTTAAAACCAAAATGCAAACATTGTTGCAGAAGTTTTAACAAAAACAAATTAAGGGGGCGTAATTGCCCCTTTTTGATTGGAGTGGTTAAATTGTATACTATGAATGGTTTTGTTTGGAATATAGTAACAGTATCACCGTATAGCAATATGCTACAAAGAAGTGACGGAAGTTATACTTGCGGAATGTGCGATAGAAATAATCAAACAATTTATATATCAAATATTTTGCGTGGCGGTTTTTTACGCAAAGTTTTGCTACATGAGATATGCCATAGCGCAATGTTTTCATACGGAATTGATATGACTTTGGAGCAGGAAGAAATGTTTTGCGACTTTTTGGCAACATACGCAGATGAAATAATTAGCATAACAAACAATGTATTCCAAACATTAAGAACTGCATTATAGACAAATATAGTCAAATATGATAATATACAATCAAAAATAAAAGAGGAGGGATTGCTCATGGCTTTGATTAAATGCCCGGAGTGTGGGAAAGAAATAAGTGATAATGCAAACAAATGTCCAAATTGTGGAAATCCCATGTATGTAAAAAAGAAACATTCTCCGCTTGGAATAGTCAGTGCAGTAATGTGCGGAATATCAATATTATTTCCAACACCGGGATATTCTACGATACTTGCCGTTCTTGCTATGTTATTGGCGATAATTGATTTAGTAAGACAGGGGAAGAACAAATACATTATTGATGATTGGGTTGTTATTGTGATTGGTTTGCTAAATATTTTTGTTTTTAGGTTTTTGATAAAATAGAATAGGGGGATTCAGAAATGTCATTGATAAGATGTCCGGAGTGTAAAGGTCAGGTAAGTGATACGGCAGAGAGTTGTCCACATTGTGGTTATATAATCTGCAAATCAAAGGAATTGAAGAATTCGTTCATTGCAAATATGTTAGCGGCAGTAACCAATGTTATTAGTTTAGTTGGAATATTGGTCGAAGAATATTATCTATTGGCACTTATTCCGCTCGCTTGGACGATTGGTTTTAAATGCTATAGCTCATTTAGAGCAAACGAGGGATATGATGTTCAATATTATAAGAATCTTACGAAAGATAACTTAATTGCTTTTCTTATTATCCTTTGTTTTTCTGTGTTTTGGTATATAATGAAGAGCGGTATTTTATTTAGTTAGTATAGAGAAAGGTTGTAATTCATATGTGGAAAAGACTTTTGATAGTTATTTTGATTTGCGTTATATTCTTAGCAGTTTTTTATTTTGGCAGGTCATGCGTGATTGTGTATGATACTGGAGATAATATGCAGAGAGTAAATGAAATGCTTGATAACTAGATTTATTGGATAGAGACAGTATAATTTTATATTGTCTCTATTTTTTTTGCATTTAGGGGTTGACTTATGTGCGTACATAATTTATAATGATTTATGCAAGGACATAAATAGAAAGGAGATGATAATTTGTCACCAAGAACTGGTAGACCACCATTACAAGACGTTTCCAGAACAGAAAAACTCAACATCAGATTAACAAAGCAAGAGAAACAAGATATTGAGTATTGTTCAGAAAAATTAAATCTATCAAGGACTGATACAATAATAAAGGGAATTGGACTTGTAAAAAAGGAAATTGAAAAATAAAAGAGTTGAAAAAAATTGCAAAAAGAATAGAATCAAAATCGAAGTAAAGATTAGAAGAGGTGATATAAAATGAAAATTCCATATAGCGATAAGACAAACGAAGAATTATCACTGATTTATAAAGATTATGTTGTTTCAAAAAATGAAGGAATAAGATGTGAAAGTTTTGTTCCTTATGCAAAAGAAATCAAAGAAAATATAGGTGGAGACTTTACTTTAGCTGAAGCAATTAGACTGGCAAAGTTAGATTTTTTTGAAGAAGTATGTAATAGATTTTTATAAGTAAATGACGATTTCTTTGCAGGAATTAGTTGCGAGGAAAAAGAATAAGAAGAAATAGAAAGGGATGTATGTTATGAGCAAAGAAGAAATGATGAAAATGTTATTAGAATCTGAAAAACTTGGTTTGCAGGATGCCAGAATATTAGAAAAGCGCGGAGAACGCTTATCAGATGAATACGTGAAGCGTATGTATGAAAAATACTTTCACGTGAAAGATGAAAGGGAACAGTGCTACGACGGCATCCTTTTCATTATACACTCCAAGGATAGCATTGTAGCCACAATGCGTAAGTTGTATGGAGATATTGATAAAGCGTCCTCATTTTTCTTTACGTGCGAAATTTCAAAAGAGGAGAACATTGAAGCTCATAAGCAGGAGCGAAATGACCTCAAGGAATTAGCAATTGATAAATTGAAAACATATGAGGAAAAATTTGACCCAGAAAAGGTTGAAGAGTATTTAGAAAAAATTACGGACAGAAATAGTTCTGTTTCACGTGATTTCTGTAAGCAATTCAAGGATTCATTGAGAACGCTTAAAGAATGGTCTAATCTTTAAGAAAGTTTAGTTGTTTTAGTCCAATATTAGTTCAAGATTAGTCCAACTCGTAATATAATAATAAGAAATAGGAGCCTAAATTATGGAAAAGGCTCCTACTTTTTTGTCTAATTGGCAACCGGGGGGGAGAAATAAATGGTTGCCGTATTATATTGGCTTTAGACCTTTACAGTGTACCATACAATTAGATGATACACAAATGGTTTTTCAATGCGTTCTCAACACGTTTTTCACTGATACTGATATATCTTTGCGTTGTCGAACTGGATGAGTGCTGTAGCAGGTGACGCACCAGTTCAATATCATAATCGTTATTTAGATACATTTCCGTAGCGTAGAACTTCCGGAAACTGTGAGTTGATATTCCGTCAATTCTAAAGAAGTCAGCTACAATTTTCAATTGCTTCTGTACGGCTCTTTCGCTGATTGGAAAGATTCTTGCGGTTGGTGCAATGCCGTTATCCTCTGTGTACTGCTTTAAGAATTGGAATAATTCAGTTGGAACCGTGAAGTTTCTTCCCTTGCCGGTTTTCTGCTCTACAATATCCAGATGATAGCGACCGCTCTCGTATACCACGTCTGAAAGCGTAAGGTGCAGTATATCAGAGATTCTAACTCCGATGTTTGCTTGCACTACCAGTAATGTAGCAAGCCGTTTGTTTGGCTTGAATACGTGTTCGCCGTAATTGAAGCCCTTGCGGATTGCGGTTATGATTTCTTTGTAGGTTTCCTTGTCTAATGCTTTTGTCTTTTTGTTCATGATGAACACTCCTTTCTTTTTACGCCCGGTAAGCAAAATATTTTGATACCCCCCTACCTTTCATATTTTCAAGGTTGGAGAGAGATTTTTTGCGATTTCGGAATTTTCGCCCGATAATGCAAATTTTTTGATACCCCCCGGGGTTGCTAATTTTTATAGTTGCATGGTGAATTTTTTCAAATTGATTTATATTAACAGTTTTTGCACTGTTTTTTACTTTACTGATTTTAGATACACTAAATAAAGTCTTGCCATTGTGAGACGTTCCAAGGCTCCTATTTTGCTTTTTTATCTCGTGAGCCTATAAACTTGCTATAGATATACAAAATCAGTATACGGCGAATATAAAGCGTTGTCAAGGTGCTATGTATTTTTGCATCCAAACCAAACCGGAACAAATCCGGCAGGGGAAAAACAATCTTTTGTTTTTGGTATCGCAAACACACCGCCGGAGATTTGCGAAAAACAAAACGGCAGCAGGGCGCGCCCACCAAAAGCAGGCAGAGCGCACGACAAAAAGCCGGAACGCATCCGGCTAATTGTGATAATAAATGTAAATTGATAAATAAAATCCGCGCGGCTCAACCTTTATCCCGGCATAGTGCCTTGACACGTGCCGCCGGATTTCTGCCAGTGTTGCGAATTGTTCCGCCGTTGGTGTTTGTCCTTGGTATGGCGTTGATACCTCCAACGCTTCACCACCTCCGAAAAGTTTGATTTTTCCCGGATTATAACCGGATTTCTTGAGCCATTTTCGCAGTGATTTCATCATGTCACCGCCTCCAATCTTTTTTATTTTTTCAAAATGCAAGAAAAGAAACCGCCGGAAAAAAACTGGCGTGAATCTTTTGCGGTTGCTATTCTTGGCGTTCTCGTTCGATTCGTTCCGCTGTTTCTAGCGTTCCATCGCCGATATATGCGCCGTCTGTTGAGTAATACCAACCCAACAAAAAGCCATCATCAATATATAATATCATTTCTTTCGCCTTTCTGGTCTGCCATCATCAGCACCGGGAGACCGTCCCGCGGTGGACGCTCCGAGGTGGAGCGTTTCGGCTATTTCAATAACTCATTTATTTTATTCTCATAAGTTGCAACCATTTTTTTATTGCAACTTATTTTTTTCAGTTTGGAAAGTTGTTCTACGAGCCGGTTTTTTATATACTTATGCCACTTTTCAAACTCTTCCGGGCTGTGCTGTTCTTTGCTTGCTACCCCATCAATATAATATTGTATATATTGGTCGATTAGAGCCGTAAGGCTTTTAACTGATACAAACATATCAATACCCCCCTTCTTTTTCGACATATGCGAAAAATCTAGCTGCCTCGGAGTGTTCAAGGCGCTTTATTTTGTCCGCATCCTCGCAAGCCTCCAAGGCGTCAGCGTCTACCACAAAAAACGTTCTTTTGTATCTTTTGGTAGACATTTTTTTATAAAGTTTGCTCCGGCTTCCGCCGTGTTGAACTTTGCGACGGTAACAACTTTCGTTGTTCCGTCGTCCTGTGTTCTTTTGTCCATCTTGTAGGCAACCGCCCATGATAATTTATTGATTTTCATTTTTCCACCTCCTACAAATTTTTTTTCCTTTTTACGTCTTCCACTGAATGAGCGAATGACTGCATATAATGATATGCCTTATCATTGCTCCCCGGAACATCAAAGCCATTTTCACGGAGAAGCTCGGCGGCTGTCATTAAGTAGTGGTTTCCGTAGCCATATGTTATATCGCTTTTCAGCTTTTCGCCATTAACAACAACCGTTGTTGTATGGTACGTGTTCCCGTAGGATTTCTGGAACCATCTTTTCCCGCTAATTTCTAAAGTTTTAATTTTTTTCATTGTTTTTCACCTTTCCTATATGTTATAATATAGGTACCTTTCTTTTTTGATTGGTGGCGGTTCGTTCTTGGTAGGGGCGACCGCCTTTTTTTATTTGATATACATATAATAGCAAATATAAGGCACAAAAACAATATACAAAATACACAAATATAAGGCACAAAAATTGTGCAATATGTATAAGGCACAAAACAATAAAATATATTGACATATAAGGCACATTATTATATAATAAAAGTAATTCAAAAAAAGGAGGTTTTACACATGGAAGAAAAAAAGACAACGGAATCCCTAAGAAAAGCAGTAAAAAAATATGATAGCAAGTTTGAACGCATAAATTGCCGCTTTGCAATAGGGACAAAAGAAAGGATAAAGGCGCTAAACTATAGTAGTTGCAATGATTTTATAAAGTTAGCTGTTGCGGAAAAGTTAGAAAGGGAAGAAAAAATTTTGAAATAAGGCACAAAAAAACACTTGACATATAAGGCACATTATTATATAATAGAGTTATCAAATAAAGAAAGGCACGGCGCAGCCGTGAAATGGTGGAAAATATGAAATACACATTTACAGACACAAGAACAAATGAAGAAAGCGAAATTTTTGATAGTTTCGTAAAATTAAAAAATTATTTTGAACCGGACGAGAACGAACTCCCGGACGAATGGGACAAGTGGGAACAAATTGATGACTTGTACGACTTAAAAGAATTTTTACGAAAATTTGATAATGGAGTAGAATTTTTTGAATTCAAAGAAATCCCGGAAGATATTGACATCCTCATGGCAGACGGATACACAAAAGAGGAAGCCAAGAAAAACTTAAAAGATGGCGCCATAGTTTTCTTTGATTTAGAAGAAAATCTTGAAAAATACCTCGAAGAATGGGCGTATTTAGATGATAAGGACGGCGAAGAAAAATTCACCGATGAGGTGAAAAAAATGGTGGAAACAAAAACACCAATTCCGGATTGGGGAGCGGTTGAAGTCTGCGGAAAATGGTATTTTATTGAGTATTGTTTATAATTTGATTCCAGAAATAGAAAGGGCGGCTTTTTAGCCGTCTTTTTTTTGTGTTTTTGTTATCGTTTTGTTATCGACTTGTAATCATGTTGTATGCAATTCTGTTACCAGTTTGTAACCAATCTGTTATCGTTCTGTTTCCAAAGTGTAACATAGAATAGATAAGATTAGGTTAGGTTAGAAAAGATAAGTATATATATATAGTCGGGCAGATTCCCCGACGCCGTACCCGGATTTATAAAAAACGGCTCGAACTCGACAAATAAATATTATAAATTTATTATTGACAATAACTTGTGTATCGTGTATAGTAAGGACAGATATTGAATACTGCTCTGGAAACAGTAGCACACAGACGGCAGCATATATAAACGCTGACGCAAGAGGATAACTTTTTATTTTTCTTGTGTTGGCGTTTTTTTATTTTTGAATGTTTGGAGGTGATGTTGTGAAAGGTAATACAGTTAAAAGCGAGATAGGTATTGAGATATACCAGAACAATATATATAGGCTGGTAGATGATTACATAGACACTGAATTAGATGGAGATACAGAAAGCGTAGCTGATAACTTTGTATCTATGATTTTTTATATCGCTGATAATATTCAAAAGCCTAGTCATGATGATATAGAATTATTAGATAATTTATTTGATGTTTATGTTCGTATATGTGCTAAATATAAGGTATTGCCAACCCTAGAGGTATTTAGCTTTTTAACTGGTATACACAGAACAACCTTTACTGATTGGGCTAATGGATTGTATAGAGTTAGTAGCGCGCATGGCATCACAGTTAAAAAATGGTTTGATGTTTGCAAATCTTTCACCCTTAACCGCTTACACAATCAATCCGGCACAAACGCCAATTTGATATTTATTGCAAAGGCGGCTTACGGTATGGCTGAGACTGCTCCAGTGCAGGTCGGCAATCAAAACAGCCAAGCATTAGCCGATAGCGAGCTTCCAAAGTTGACAAATCCGGCACAAGAGGCTATAGAAATCGAACAAAAAGACGGATAAACAACGGAAAAGCGTTAAAGTTCGTAAAATTGTAGTTATACGAACCGAGCAAAAGAGAGGACTAGCAACGCACCCCCTCCCCCTCTATTGGGGGATTAAAAAACCGCCTACTAAGTCCCCCATACTCCCGAAAAAATAAAAAAGGGGTTTTTGAGAATGGAAAATGAATTGTTGAAAACAGAATACTCAAAAGCGTTTGACGATAAGCGGAAAGCGTTGATATGTCAGAGCTATTACAAATACGGCAAGGCAAGTAGAAATTTCGCAACCGGAAATGTGGATGCGATTGGAAGTCTTAAAAAGTGTCTTGCGAAGTTTGAAGAGACTGGGAACACGGAATATCTTTGCGACGTAGCAAATTACGCAATGTTCCGTTTCATGTTTCCACAGAACGGAGAGTATTTCAAGAATACGGATTCGGATGGTTCGGCAGGAATTGTTGGAATGAGTGTAAAAGAAATGGAGGACTTCAAGGATGGACGATAACGAAAAACAGTGTTGTGGAAATTGTAAATATGCTGCATATAGCCGTGAGAATGGTTATGTGTGCGAGAATATGGACAGTTACTATGCATCTGATTATGTCGAATACGACCACAGATGCGAAGAGTGGAGGAGCCGTGATGATTAGTTTTTTGATTCGATACATTGCTGTGGTTTATTTTGGATTCATGGTGGTAGTTTCGTTTTTGAACATAGGGTTAGGCGAAAAACCACGTGAGAGAATAATATCAATAATCAATTTTTGTGCGTCCATTGTGGCGATATATTTTATAACTCATTAAGAGTTTTACCATATCCCTTGAACTCTTAAACGTGATAAGGAGTGTGAATCACAAAGAGGGGCAATGTATATCCGTTCTAGCCGAGAGCGAATCGGAATACAACACCGGCAATTCGGTGTATATGGTTTGTTCATGTTTTGCTTTGACATGAACCTTCTTTCGTCCACTAGCGGAAAGCTGATTAAAGGACCGTCACAAGGTCCGGTGGGGTTTATGGTTTCGTTGCGATAGTTCCCAGTGTCCAAAGTAGCCGGACGCAAAAGAATCGCAACAGTGCGGATTAAAACACAGATGCATGTATGCCAATCCGTACTTACGGCAATAGCATAATGGATAATGCGTTGTGTAGAATCCCACTATACACAAAGAATCGTAGTTTAAATCCACGGTTGCCGATTTCCCCGATAGAGGGGATGATGCAATGCAAAGGTACCTAGAATTTTCCTGTTTTGCGATATAATCATTAGTCATTTGAATGGGTGCCTTTGCTGATGTGTGGCGCAAAGGGTAGACGCAGGAAACCACAAGTACAATGCCAAAGTGAGCCGAAAGGATATGGACAAAGGCATCATGTGAGGTTCGATTCCTCACCACATCAATGTTCCGGTTCGCTACCGGATAAGCAAGCGTTTCGGTATTCCTTGCTGAAATAATTAAAATGCTTGTGTTGGTTGTATGACAGTAGAGTATGGACAGAATAGTAATAAGTGACCAGATAATACTTTCCAACACAAGAAACCGAATATAACTGGAGGTGTAAAATGGCAAGAATAGAAAATATCAAGGTTTTTGGAATTGAAGATAGTTTTAAGGCAAGCAAATATCCGTTTGCAGTAGATATAAATGCTGTGAATGACGAATTTACCGATAGAATTGATAATCTTGGAAGATGTGACATAGGCACAGGGCATGACAATTTCCTTAACGGAGTGATTGTTCAGTTTGATTTGACATTCAGCAATAAGGCGTGGGTGGAATTGCAAAGATACCACTTTATTGACTTTGTATCGAGTCAGTCAACAATGCACTGTATTAGCAAAATGGATATTAAGTGTATGTGCAACGGTTATGTGTCTGATGCAGTTATCGCAGAAGTCGAGAGATTGAAAGAGATTTACTTGAAAACAAAAGACAGCGAAGATTATTTGCAACTGTTATACAATATTCCGTCTGGATTTGAGTTGACTGCGAGGATGACAACAAATTATCGCCAGTTAAAGACGATTTACAAGCAGAGAAGAAATCACAGACTACCAGATTGGCATATATTTTGTGATTTTATTGAAAAATTACCACATAGCAAGTTGATAACTGGAAAGGATGATTAGGCATGTGTGAATTTTGCAAAAACATTTATACCAAAGATTACACAAGCACAAAATACAAAGATTACATATACAAAGATGAACACGGTGTTTATATACATTTTGCAACCGGAGATAGTTTTATGGATTTTGATTATGAAATCAATAATTGCCCTATGTGTGGTAGGAAGTTGGTGGATTGATGATTACACAGCAAGATGTTCACAACCATATAGTTTTAAATGCAAATGATTGGCAGAAAAGATACTTGTCTATGCAATGTGGAAATGATGTTGAAAAATTAAAAGAAGTTGAAAAAAGTATGGCTAATATGGTAAATGGTGTTGTAAAGGCATTGAGAAATAGCGGTGTTGATTATTTAAACAAGATTGTTTGAGGTGGATTATGAAACATGAAAAGGAATGGTATACTTGCGACAGGTGTGGGAAAGAGATAAAAGTAGGGCTGTTGTGTATGAAATCAATCACACAAAATGGCATATTAAATATTACCTACGATTTATGTAATAAGTGTATGGAAGATTTTGAGGTGTTTATGGAAAATGAGTGATGTAAGATTGGTTGGTAAGATTGATTCACGGAAATTGGTTCCTTGTTTCAACGAAAATAATAGAATACCTGCAAATATGATTTCGGAAAGTAATGCGATTTTGAGTTTGGGTGTAAAAGCATTAAGAGAATTGCATGATTGTGGTATAGAAAATTTTGTTTTGCCTAGTGAAGAAATCACAGAAAGGGTATTGAAGAGGTGATGGATAATTATGCGTTTTATGTTTAGAAAAAGAAGAAAACGAAAATCAAAACAAGTAACATTAAAAGACTTAAAAAAAGATTTTGATAAAAACGGAGAATACAGATATGTTCTTGTTACGATTGAAACAAAAAAGCCATATGCAATTGCAAAAACATACAAAGACGCAATGGAAGCGGTGGAAAGAAGTTACGAATATGATTATCCTTTATACGTTGTTGATTTGCTTTATTGGAAAGGATAGTGAAAATGAAAATGCTATTTAGATTTATAAAAAACATAAAGTCTTTTTGGAAATTCTACAAGGATTATGAGTACAACGGAGAAGATTGCGAATTTATCATTGAGAATTATCAAGAGGTTTTGTGTGGAAGAACAAAGACAATGAGTAAGCCTACATATCGTGCATCGGCTGTAATAGCGGAAATAGATGAATGGTATAATGAATCTTTGAAATCAGTATATGGATGCGAGCCAATTGAAAAAGAAAAAATCAAGATAATATCTGACGGAGAAACCGCAAAGCTATTTATTGATGGTAAAAAAGTGCCGGGTAAAGATGTTGAATTACATTTCAGTGCCCATGCAGGAAAAGAACCAATGATTGTAATTGATGCAAATTGGATAAAAACAGATGAAAACAATGTACCAATGTTAAATGAGAAAAAGACGGAAGTTTTAACAGAAGGTATTAAGATAAATTGTTAGGAGTGTGTCATTATGAAAATAACAGAAATGAATAATTGCATTGAAAAAATGAGAGAGTGTTACAGTTTTGATGATGATAAAACGGAAATATGGCTTGGAGAAGATGTGCGTAGTTCATGTAATAGATATATTTCTGTTTGTACAAAAGATGAAAATGGAACACAAATTGAAATGACAAGGCGTGCAGATGAATTAGTTGAAAAGTAATTTCCGATTATCGGAGGAAAGGATAGTGAAGTAAAAATGAAAAAGATACCTACGTTGTTTGAAAGAAAATATATAAGCAATTGCGTTGTAGAAACACTTCCGATTGTAACAAAAGGTATGGAATGGGTTTTGAATGGAGATGGAGTCGCAACGGTAAAATTTGATGGTTCATGTTGCGCGATTATCAACGGAGAATTTTACAAGAGATATGACGCAAAGAACGGTAAACCAGTTCCAAAAGGAGCTATTAAATGTCAGGAAAAGGCAGACCCAATTACAGGGCATTTTCCATGTTGGGTAAAAGTTGATGATAAGAAACCGGAAGATAAATGGTTTATTGAAGCATACAAGAACGCTATTGATGCTGGAAAAATTGAAACCACTAATAGCGGATTTGCGAGCGGGAAAATAAGCGAACACAGAGAGTTTATTTATCCCAAAATGCAAGATGGAACTTATGAAGCGATTGGAGTTCATTTTCAAGGAAATCCATATAACTTACGATTTGATACGATAGTAAAACACGGAACAATAACCATAAATGTTGAAAGAACATTTGATGGAATTAAGAAATATCTATCCGAACATTACATAGAGGGTTTGGTATTTTGGAAAGACGGTATTCCTCAATGCAAAATTAAAAGGTCGGATTTTGGATTTGAGTGGAACAGTAAATAATTAAATTTCCGGCTAACAAACGGAGTTAGTCGCTAACCTAGAAAAATTATAGGCAGGATGCCTATTATAGCATCTCTGCTTGTGTGGAGGTGCTTTTTTAATGCATACAATTGAAGATGAGAAAAATATAAAAGAATACGAAAAATACATATTACGGAATGGAATAGACCGTAGTGTAATAGATGCATATTGCGAAGCAAGTAAAATTATACTTTGCGGAAGAAAAGACCGTGAATACGGATTGAAAGTTTCTACAAGAGCAAAAGAACTGATTTTTGAGTATATAAAATCAATTACAAATGGTGCTGACTTTAATTGGCTTGAAACACAATCTCAAAAAAACAAGCAGTCGTATGATATTTTAGATAAATATTACGATTTACTGCTTTATGAAGCACCTTACATTCTTGATAGTTACATTCTTTACATAGAAAAAAACAGACCTAAGAAAGAAAGATTTTACGAGCCTAGAAGAAAAACACTCAAACAAGTTGCCGATAAGTTGCAGGAACTTGAAGATGGAAAACTTGACGAATTGTTTATTCACATGCCGCCAAGGGTTGGAAAACTTATTTCGGATGATACACCAGTATTTACGAGTAAAGGTTGGAAAAAACACGGAGATTTAAAGGTTGGAGATTTGGTTGTTGGTTTGGATGGTAGATATGTAAAGGTAATTTGCGTTCATCCAAAACACCACACAACGCATACTGTTTTTCTTTCAAATGGAGAAAGTATAGATTGTCACGAAAACCACGAATGGACGGTTTTTGACAGAAGAAGCGGAAAATATAGAACAGTAGAGACAAAACAACTAATCGGACACTTAAAAAACGGAAATAGAAATAATTTCATGTTACCACACAAACCAATGATGGATGGAGAGTATAAGGAAAATCTTAAAGTACCTCCTTATGTTCTTGGTGCCTGGCTTGGAGATGGTACAAATAGAAAACCATTTATTACGGGTGATAAAAAAGACCACGCAATAATAGATAAAATTGTTAGGCTTGGTTACAAAGTAGAAAGAAAGTACATACATAAAACAACGGGGGTTGTTACGTATGGGTTTGGAAGAAAACTTGTAGATGGATTAAGATTTTATAATATGTGTTTTTATACACATACTATGCCTAAACACATACCGGTTGATTATTTAACTGCGTCAATAGACCAAAGATTAGAATTACTTGCGGGCCTTATTGATACAGACGGTTGTTTTATAAAAAAAGAAAACAGATACCAATTTACGACCGCTGATGAGTTATTGAAAAATGATTTTGAAACTCTTATAAATTCATTTGGATGGAGATGCTGCACTCAAGAGATTGAGCCAAGAACATCATCAAGCGGAATAGTTGGCAGAAAAAAATATTGGAATATATCTTTTAATCCAACAGAACATATCCCTTGTGCTCTTTATAGAAAGAAAATTTACGAATTTTCTGAAAAAAGAAGAGTTGCTATTTGTGATATTAAAGAGAGCGAACATAAACCTGGTAACTGCATAACAGTTGATAGCGAAGATGGATTATATATGATTGGAAAAACTATGATTCCAACTCATAATTCACAGATAATAACGCTTGCTATGTCATGGCATTGTGCAAAAGACGCAGAAAAAAGCAATTTGTATGTGACATACAAAGAGGGATTAGGCGGAGCATTTTTAACTGGTGTCATGGAAATCTGGACAGACCCAACATATTGTTTTTCCGATGTATTTCCAAAAGTAAAAGTTGCTGATACGGATTCAAAAAATCATAAAGTAGACCTTGTGAGAAAAAAGAAGTACAAAACACTTTCTGGAAAAGGATTGGAAAGTGGACTTAATGGAGAATATGACGCTTACGGATGGATGGTATTGGATGATATTCTTGAAGGTATTCAAGATGTGCTTAATCCGGACACACTCAAACGAAAGCAGATTATTTTTGACAATAATGTAATGTCACGAAAGAAAGAACAGTGCAAATTGATACACAATGGTACAATTTGGAGTTTGCATGACCTTTATAGTGATAGATTGGATTTCTTGCAGAATAACCCAGAAGCAAAAAATATTAGATATGACATTTTGAAGATACCGGCTTTGGATGAAAACGATGAAAGTAACTTTGATTATGATTATGGTGTTGGATATACAACGCAATACTACCGGACGTTAAGAGCAAAGTTTGAAGAAAACGACGATATGGCATCTTGGTACGCACAGTATCAGCAGGAACCTATTGAACGTGACGGAGCAGTGTTTAATCCGGAACATATGAGATTTTACAATGGTGTATTGCCGGAAGAAGAACCTTACAGAATATGTGCGGCTTGTGACGTTGCTTTAGGAGGAGAAGATTATCTCGCATCTGCGGTGGCTTATATGTACGAGGATGGTTCAATTTACATTGACGATGTTGTTTTCGACAACAGTGAAAAGAAAATAACCAAACCTAAAGTTGCAAACATGTTTATTGATAATGATGTTGGAAGTGCGTTTTTTGAAGCAAATCAAGGTGGAGAAGGATATAAGGATGAAATTGAAGAATTACTAAAGAAAAAAGGACGAAAAATAAATCTACGTTCTGAATATGCACCTACAAACATGAGAAAAGAGCAAAGGATATGGGATAAGGCTGGAAGTATTAGAGAGTTTTATTTCCGTGATGTTGGATGTCGAAGTCATGAATACAGAAAATTTATGACAAATTTATATAGCTTTACGGTTACTGGAAAAAACAAACATGATGATGCGGCGGATTGCCTTGCGTCTTTAGCATACTTCATTGAAGGAAATTGGAGCATGGCAAAAATAGAAGTGCCAAAAAACCCATTTAGAGGAGGTTATAGAAATTATGGATACTAAAACATATTTACAGCAAATTAGTAGACTTGACCGAATGATAAACAATAAGTTATCTGAAATACAGCAATTTAGAGAGCTTGCACGAAGTGTTTCTGCTGTAAAAAATGAAGAAAGAGTAAAGACAAGTCCTAACTTTGACAAAATGGGTTCTACCTATTGCAAAATTGAAAAGATGGAAAAGGAATTGGATGATTTAATCGACACCTATGTATATAAAAAGAATCTTATTGTTTCACAAATTGATGGAATTGACAACGAAACTTATTATCATATTTTGTTTGCTCGGTATGTTGAGAAAAAGACATTTGAAAAAATTGCAGATGAAATGACGTATTCATGGAGGCAAACAATTAGAATACACGGAAGAGCATTGCAGGAATTTGAAAAGTTATATGGAAAAACATACAAAGATTGATAATATGTCATAGTATGTCATATCGCAATTATTATATAATATAAAATGAGGAAATCAAAATAAAACACTGCCAAAAAAAGGCGGTGTTTTTTTATTGCAAGAAACGAGGTTTTTATGACGGAACCAAAAACGATATATTGTCCAAGATGTGGAAGAAAAGTAGCCACATGGGATGGACGTTCCAGTATGAATATTTCTGTGAATTGCAAAAAATGCAGAAAAAGAGTTGTTTACCATGTAGATACTGGAACTACAGAGTTGAAAAAAATAGTACAAAGGACAACATCGAGTGGAATGACGTTTTGTTAGTGAGGTGCTTTAATGTTTAAGTATTATGGAAAAAACATAAGACCGTTTACGGCAGTAAATCAATGCAATTTTGGAAGAAAAGTAATTTCTACAAATAAATCCAAAATTACAAAATTAAATATTGTCGAAGAATTAAGCAAGGCACTTTCGATTCACACGCAGAATGCAAAAGAAATCAATTACCTTGATAGATATTACAGAGGAGACCAGCCTATTTTATACCGTAAAAAGGTGAATAGGCCGGAAGTAAACAACAAACTTGTTTTAAATCTTGCTTATGAACTTGTTGAGCGTAAAACTGCTGAAATATGTGCAGAGCCTATTCAGTATGTGTTACGTGGAACAGACGATAAGAAATCAGAAGAGATTACGGAACTAAATGTTACGATGGATTCTGAAAGCAAACAAGAAGTAGATATTGATATTTGCCGTTGGAGAAGTATTTGCGGTACGGCTTATAGATTTGTTGGAAATGACAACGGAAACGGAGATTTGCTTGACGAAAGCGACTTTGCTTTGTTTTCGGAAGACCCACGCTACACATTTGTTGTTTATTACTCAAATAGAAAACCCGCATTTTCTTGTCAAATTAGAGAAGATGAAAACAATAATTCAATATACTTTTGCTATACGGAAAGAGAGTATTTTGAAATTGTTGACGGAAAAATTAAAAGTAGTGGGTTGAACGGAAATAACGCTATTCCGGTTGTGGAATATCCAAACAATGCAAGAAGATTATCGGATATTGAAATTACAATTCCTATTACGGATTCAATCAATACATTATCTTCTGACCGTGTAAACGGCATTGAGCAGTTTGTTTCTGCATGGATTAAATTTGTGAATTGCGAGATTGACAAAGATACATTTTCGCAGATGAGATTAGAAGGTGCCTTAGTTGTTAAATCAAACAATGGCGAAAACAAAGCCGATGTTGATGTTATGACAAATGAACTGAACCAAACAGAAAGTCAAGTTGTTTTTGATGATTTGTTTGAAAGGTTTTTGAGTATTCAAGGTTTGGCTAATCGTTCCAACAACAATGCCGGAGGTGATACTGGAAATGCAGTAAACCTACGAAACGGACATTATGATGCAGGACTAAGAACAGCAATCAACGAACCGATACTAAAAAAATCGGAAAGAATGTCTCTAAGAATTATACTAAATCGTTTGCGTATAAAGCGAAATTTTACGCTTATGCCAAGCGACATTGAAATACATATCAACCATAACAAAATAGATAATCTGCTTACAAAATCAGAAGCACTTAAAATGTTACTTGAAGCAGGGGTTGATTACAAAAGAGCAATTAAAACCGTTGATTTGTTTAGTGACAGTGAAGCGGTTGCTCTTGAATCAAAAGAAAGAATGGAATATTTATATCCGACAAGCAAAGATGTAGAACCAAACAACAATCCAGTAAATAAAGAGGTAGTCGAATAGACTATCTCTTTTATTTTATAAAAATTCGCAAAGCTGTGAGCGTACAAAACAGCAATGTCAATCGGTGTCGTTGCACCGTATAAAAATTCGTATGACATGGAGGTAAAAATATGAAACGAGAAGAACTTATCGCTATGGGAATTAGCGAAGAAAATGCAGACAAAATAATGGCTGACTATGGAAGTACGGTTCAAAAGGCAAATGCCAAAGCTGAACAGTACAAAGAAAAAGCTAATAAGGCTGACGAATTACAGACACAGCTTGACGAGCTTAACAGCCAGAACATGACAGAGCTTGAAAAAGCAACAACGGCACTTGAAGCGGCAAACAAACAAATTGCGCAGCTTGAAAAGAAAGACACAGTTCGCACACAGAGAGCAAATGCAATGGAAAAGTTTGGTATTACAGCAGAGCAGGCAAGCAAAGTTGTTACAGATGATGGTGCTACAGATTATGAGGTTCTCGGTCAGATTTTTGCCGACAGTAAAAAAACGGCTATTGCTGAATATGAGAAACAGAAACTTGACGATACGCCTAATCCGGGTGGTTCTACAGGTGGAAACAATGGCGATGATAAGCCGGAAGATGTAAAAAATGCTGAAAGTATTTCATTTGGAAATGTATCGGCTGAACAGTCAACTAAAGACTATTACAAAATTTAGGAAAGTAGAGGTAAAGAATTATGGGAAAACCAATCGTAAGAGATTTTACGCAGGGAAAAGGCATCTTGAAATTCTTCCCTTATGAGGGAGCGGCTTGCTTAGTACCGCAGACAATGAAATCTACAGCAGATGAAAATGGGAATAAAATTGTGCCGGCTGGTACACCTTTTCCATCTAACGATGCAGATTGCAAAGGTTATCTTTTGCATGACGTAGATGTTACACAGGGCGATGCACCGGGAACTTACGTTTATCAGGGAACAATTGATTGGACAAAGGTTACAAGCCTTTCTATTGCTGATGCGGCTAGAACAGCGACACCAAGAGTTACTTTTTATGGTGCGCCAAAAATTTAAGCAACTAAGAACAATGGATAAGAAAATAGGAGGTAGAAAAATATGCCAGCATTACCATTATCAAAAGCATTTACAGCAAGAAGCCTTGGTGTAATGTGGAACAATTATCAGAAGACATTAGGTTCTGAACCATATCTTGGCAGACAGAAATTTGGAACACGTAAACAGGATTCTCTTGACCTTAGATTTATCAAAGGGAAAAGTGGATTGCCAGTATCTTTGAAAGCATCTAATTTTGACGCACAGGCAGAATTAAGAGATGTTGGTGGATTCTCTGATATTACGAATAAGATGCCGTTTTATCGTGAATCTTACATGGTAACAGAGGAAGAGGAACAGCAGTATGACGACTACAGAAGTTCCGAAAATGTAAATCTTGCAAACAGTGTTTTACGTGAGATTAGCAAAAAACCAATGATGTTAATTGAAGGAGCAAGAGTTGTTCCGGAACGTCAGATTTGGAGTTTGCTCGCACCGGTTGACGGTATTCCTAAGGTAAAAGTTGCAATTGATGGAAACCCTTATGATGTTGAGTATGTGCAAGGTGACGGTGCAGAACACAAAGAAAAAAACTTTAAGGAAATTACAGGAACAAGTGCTTGGGATAAATCAGATACAGCTGCTCCACTTGACGATTTGATTACGGCAAAAAATGAGTTTGCAAAACAGACCGGATATTCTCTCACAAGATTTGCTATGAATACAGAGACTTGGGAAATGCTTCTTAAAGCGGAGGATACAAAGAAACAGGTGCTTGGAATTACTGCTTACACTGGCGGTATCAGATTGCAGCAGGCGCAGGTTGCTGACTATCTTCGCGGATATGGAATTGAAATTGAAATCTACAATAAGTTGTATATGGATGAATCTGGAAAGGCACAGTATTTTATTCCAACCGGAATTGTATCTGCACAGTCTGCCGGTGTTTTCCTCGGAGACTATGTATTTGGAAGAACACCAGAAGAAAGAAGTGGAAGTCTTACAGACGGAAACCTTTCCATTGTTGAAACTGGTATTTCCGTATATACATACGCTACAAACCATCCAATCAACACACACTGTGTTGTATCTATGATTGGATTGCCTACGTTTGAGGGTATGGACAGCGTACTTGTAATGAAAGTTAAGGAGGACTAAGCCTATGATTGCTACACATTCCATAAAATATAACGGTGTGTGGTATAAGGCAGGAGATGAGATTAAAGAAACGGCAGAGGTTGATAATACTTCCTCTGCTTTTTCTAAGTCTTATACCAAAACAGAAATCAATCGTATGTCTACCGCTGATTTACAAAAACTTGCTAACGAGCAGGGATTTGATAAAGCGGAAGAGATTAGCGGCGCAGATTTAAAGAAAATGTTGATTGAAAAATTCGGATTATAGGAGTTTGAATTATGGATGAAGCAATGGAAGTAGGACTGCAAGAAGAAATTATTGCAGATTTGACAATTGAATATGGAAATGAGCCTACGTTTAATGCTGACATAATTTCAGTAAAGGTCAAAGATGCTATACGAGAAGTTAAGAACAGAAGAAACTATCAGGCAACATCTTACACAGATGATGAAGTTGAGAAAGACCTTTACGATAACTACTATTCCGTAATTAAGAATTTGGCAGTATATGATTTTGCACAGATGGGCGCACCATTTGAAAGTAGCCATAGCGAAAATTCAATTTCAAGGATTTGGTTTAGTCGTGATGATATTTTGAAATGTGTTTATCCATTTGTGCAGGTATTATAGAAGATTGTGCGTGAGTTGTTTAGAGTATCTAAATTTCTCGCAGGGCGTTTCGTGTAAGCGGTGGAGGGCAACGAAACACTATAATTTACGGAAAGGCGGTAAGGTATGAATATTGAGATTGCTTTACTTATTAGCGTTATTTCCGTTTGTTTTTCTGTTTACTTTGGACTAAAGAATAATAAGCGGACAGACACAAGAGATATAGAAGAACGCGTAAAAGACAACACAAGAATCAATGTAAAACTTGATGATATAGGTCAAGATACTAAAGCGATTAAATCAGAAATATCATCCATGAGGGAAGATATTAAAATGCACAATGACAGAATTATTAAAGTTGAAGAAAGTTGCAAGCAGGCTCATCACAGGCTTAACGGACTTGAAGAACGTCTCAACGGAAAGGAAGTAAGAAAAGATGGATAGTATTATGAGTTATGTAAAACCGGAACTGATTGTAGTAGCAGTTGTTCTGTATATTATCGGTGTCGGAATTAAAAAAATGGATGTTATCAAAGATAAGTACATTCCTTGTATTTTAGGTGTACTTGGTATTTTGCTTTGTGCCATTTGGGTAATGTCAAATACATCTATTGGAACAGTACCAGAAATGCTTATGGCAGTGTTTACATCAATTGTTCAGGGTGTTCTTGTTGCCGGATTGAGCGTATACGGAAATCAGCTCATTAAACAGATTAAATCAAGTGAGTAGGTGGTTGCCTTGATGACGTTGGCATCTAACAAACAAAGAATGTTTTATTCTTTACAAGATGATGAAATTCCAATTTACGAAAGTTATACAGACGAAGAGGGAAATGTAATTTACATTACGGATGATGATGGAAACAAGATTGAAACCGGAGAAACAACAATTGGTTATACAAAACCAGTTGAGTTTAAGGCAAACATCACAAATAAGTTGAATGAAGTTGTATGGCAAGACTATGGTATTGATGATAGTACAAACTATGCACAAATCATTGTCAGTAAAGGTTATTTGCCTTTGAAATCCGGTAGCGTGATTTGGAAGAAGTCAGAAATCGTATACAAGGATGATGATAACACAATTCCAGATGAAAGCAGTGCTGATTACACGGTAAAAGGTGTTGCGGACGAGGGATTAAATGAGGACTTGTTCTTGTTAAAAAGGAATGTGAAGTAATGAAACAAAAAGTAAATATTCTTGGAACAGAATATATGGTTAAAGAAAAGAAATTAAAAGATGCTGATTGCGATGGTTATTGCGATTGCACAAATCATACAATCGTTATTCGTTCTGACAACTTTAACAATGTTGGAAATTTTAGGAATTTACAAAACAAACAATTAAGGCATGAGATAATTCATGCCTTTTTAAGTGAGAGTGGCTTACAATCCAATTTTGAACATTCACAGCAATTTGGTCACGAAGAAACAATAGTTGATTGGTTTGCGATTCAATTTCCAAAGATTTTTAAAGTGTTTCAAGAACTTGATATTATGTAGGTGGTTTTATGGCAATAAAGACATTTAAAGCAAACTTGTCTGTAAGTGGATTAAATACCCTTAAAAAGCAACTTTTGCAGTATAGGGATGATTTACCTATCAAATGTAAACAACTTGTTTATAGTCTATTACAAAGTGGTGTAGAGGTTGCTGAAACGAATATATCAGAGAGTCCATTAGGAAAGTATGTTACGGTTTCGACAAACATATCTGCTGACAAGATTGGGTGTAACGGTATATTGCTTGCCAAGGGGCAAGTAAAAGAACAAGATGGCTACGCACCGTTTAGTATTTTGCTTGCTATTGAATTTGGTGCAGGTGTTCATTTTAACCCAACGCAAAATCCATTAGTCGGAAGTAAATTTCCTTATGGCGTTGGTACATTTCCGGGGCAGACACACGCTTATGACGATATGTGGTGGTACTGGAATGAAAAGGAACAAAAATGGATGCCTACGCATGGTGTAAAAGCCACTATGCCTATGTATAAAGCCGGAGAAGATATAAGAAGCAAAATTATAAAAACGGCAAAAGAAATATTTTGAAAGTAGGTGGTGCATATGTCGGTGGAATGGGATGAATTAGTGCCATCTACTGTATTCACAAGGATAAAAACAAACTTTTCCGATAGTTTGAAAAAAAAATACAAAATGACAGATAAAAACTTTTCTTCCGTTGGAAGTAGCAATACACCAGCGGTTTTTCCTTTTGTAAGATTGCAATTGTTACCCGGTTCAGAAATCGGAGAAGATTTAGAGGGTGACAAAATCAATGCGGAAAAGTTTTCTTTTCAAATTGATGTAACTGATAATCAATCACAGTACAGAGCAAAAGAAGTAATGCGAGAAGTTAAGAGAATTATGAAAACAATGCGTTTTCGTGGTTCTTCAATGCCTACGCAAGATGATACAAAAGACACTTACCGGCAAACTGCTAGATTTAGCAGAACAATCGGAAAGAATGATGTATATTGACGTAAATACAAGCCGAAAGGCTTTATTTTTTTATCAAATTTAAGGAGGTAACAAGATGGCTGATACAAGTTATTTGTCAAGAATTATTTACAAAGAACACAGCGCAGATGGCTTTGATGGAACATACAAATTGATGTTGCGTGCAAAGTCAATCCCATCGCCAACATCTGCACCGAACACTGTAGAAAGTACCACGATGGAGGATGATGCACAGACCTTTGAAATGGGTATTAAACAGTCTGACGCAAAAGAGTTTACAGGAAACTTAGAGAAAGCATATTTTGATGAACTGTTAAAGGTTGAGGGTAAAAAATGCGACATTATCCAGTTGTATGGAACGGATGGTATTGGTGGAACTGCTAAGTCTGCTTATGTAGGACAGATTACACCTACTGTAAATGATGTAGGCGGCGTAGATGAAATTCTTGAAATGACCGCTACCGTTGTCCAGAATACCGTGCCTAAATGGGTTACTGACCAACTTACAGTCGTTGACAACAAAGATGGTACTTTCACTGTTACAAAAGTGGGGTAACAAGCTATTCAACAAGAAACACTAAAAAGGCTGTGTTGAGTAGCGAGGATGAAGAGACAGCCGAACCGGAACTCGAATAATATATGCAGTAAAAAAGAGAGCCACCTTTCGGGGTGGCTCCTTTCCACTAAAAGTGGGGAAAGGATAAATCATTATGGAATTAAAGGTTAAAGGTAAGGAATACAAGGTTAGATTTGGATATAACAGTTTCTGCGACACAGATTTGATGGACAGAACAAAGGATTTGCTTGGAATTTTTGACAGTGAAGAAGTTGAAAATGACAGTGATGTTGGCGGCATTGGCAAGGTTAAAGAATTGTTTTGCTGTGTTCGTGATTTGCTTTACGTTGGATTTCAGAAAGAAAATCCAGTTGAAAGCGTTCAGGAAGTAGGAGATATTCTTGACGATTACCACGATGAATCGCCAGATAAAGGAATCCTTGATTTGTTTACGCAGTTGACGGAGGAATTGATGAGTAAGGGTTTTTTGGGAGACCTGTTAAACCAGATTGGGGAGACAGAGGAAGCATCGGAGAAAGTAACGAAACTTCCGCAAGACCACAAGAAGCCACAGAAAAAATAAATAAGTCATACTCGGATTTTATATATGAAGATGCAATACCTCATTATCTTTCCTATGGAGTTTCTTACGATAGGATTATGGAAAGTTGTCCAAAAGACTTATATCCATATGACAAAGCGCATGAACTCCAGTTAAAAGAACAAGATGAATTGCAATATATGTGGTGGGGCAATTATGGCATATCTGCTTTGATTGTAGCCATAGACAGTTGTTTGAATGGTAAATCAGCAAAATCGGAATATATTAAAAGTCCAATTATGTCAAAAATGTTTGAAGAAGAATATATAGCAGAAAAAGAAACAGAAGAACAAGAGATAAAGAAAGCAATTGAAATTGAAAAACAGTGGATGGCAAGGTCTATGAGCAAGGGATTGCCAGAAACAATCATATAAGGAGTGTTGAAAAATGAAAAGAGAACATTCAATTAGAATTGACAGAAAAAAGTTACATCCATGGTTAAACTACAAACTTGGACTTTTACTTAAAGAGTGTGCAAAAAATGGAATCTATCTGATTATAACAGAGGGATTTCGTACAAAAGCATATCAAGATTCGCTTTATGCAAAGGGAAGAACAAAGCCGGGCAAGATAGTAACAAACGCTAACGGAAGTGCGTATTCTTCTCAACACCAGTGGGGTATTGCTTTTGATATTGCAATCAATGATTCTAAACTGCTTTATAACGATAAACTGATTAGAAAAGTTGCTAAGATTGCAAAATCAAAGAAAATCGGTTTGAAATGGGGAGGAGATTGGAAATCCATTGTTGATACTCCGCATTTTTACCTTGGAAAGTGGGGAAGTACAACAAGTAAATTAAAATCAACGTATGGTTCTTTTGATAAATTCAAGAAAACATGGACCGGTAAATTACGTTGCAACACATATTTGAGGAAAGGACGTTTGTTTACGTCTAAAAAACTTATGATAATCAAAAAAGGTGAAACCGTACGGATTCTGTGGAAATCAAAAGTAAGCAGAGTTGCCAAAATTGAGTATGCAGGAAAGTACGGTTTTATTAGATTGAAAAATCTTGCGTAATGCAAATGATAGATAGTGAGGTGTTAGTATGTCAGAAACAGTTGAATTGTTGGATATTAAAATAAATGCAACGGCAAAAAGTGCCAAAGATGAGATTACAAATCTTGTTGGTAAAATTGATGTATTAACATCTGCACTGTCTAAGATTAACGGTAGCAATTTAAGTGGACTTGCAAATGGAGTATCAAAACTTGGAAATGCTACCAAAACATTAAGCGGAGTAAAGGCAACCGACTACAATAGAATTGCAAAAGGATTTGAGCGTTTTGCGAAAATTGATGTTGGTGGATTATCTCGTACTGCCAGTGGTTTGAATACACTGGCAAATGGTCTTAACAATCTTGGAAACATTCAGAATCTTGGTGGCATTACATCTGCCGTAAATGCAGTTAAAAACCTTTCAAAAGTGAATATGGCTGGATTTGATACATCCAAAATGACAAAGATTGCAACTTCTGTTTCAAATTTAGCAACCAAACTTAGCGGTGTATCTGAAATTGAAAGCACTGTGACACGTGTTGTGGGTTCATTGGCAAGACTTTCTAATAGCGGTCAGTATATTAGTAATGTAACAACAGAATTTCCGGAATTAGGAAAGCAAGTAGTAAAACTTGTACGCAAATTATCTTCTGCAAATGCAATTGATATTAGCATTACAAAAGTTGTAGAGGGTATTGCTAAACTTGCAAATGCAGGGAAGCGTGTTGGCGAAACAGTTGCAAACCTTAAGAAACTTGGTAACGGTGTAATAAATTTGCTGAAAAAACTGCAAAATGCACCTCAAATCAACTCAAACGTAGCCAACACAATTCAAGGTCTTGGAAACCTTGCGTCAAGCGGTAGTAGAATTTCCACTGTTTCTGATAGAGCATCAACAAGCACTAAAAAACTTGGAAATGCACTTAGTTCATTAAAAGACAAATTAAAAAGCGCACATAAATCATCAAAAGGTTTTGTAAGTAGCATTGGTATGTTTTATGCTAAATTCTTTTTGGTAATTCGTGCTGTAAAGAAATTCGGTCAAGCAATTGGTTCGGCGCAGGACTACATTGAGGAATTTAACTATTTTTCGGTTGCGCTTGATAAGGTTGGAAAAGACAGTGCTAACCAGTTTAAGAAAGCCGGTTATAATAGTGCGGAAGAATATGCAGGAAGTTTCCGTAAAAGATTTGGAAAACTTCAAAAACAGTTGACTGGATATGATGTTGATTATAATACTGGAGATGCAACAAATACTTTTTCACACAACCTTGGTTTGGATTTGACAGAGGTTATGAACTACAACGCCGCTATTGCACAGATTACGAACTCTGCCGGTATGCTTGGTGAAACGTCGATTGATTCCGCAAAAGCACTTACTATGTTATCAGCAGATTGGGCGTCTTTATCAAACTTAGACACCGCTGACGTTATGCAAAACTTTCAATCTGGTTTGGTAGGACAGTCTAGGGCGTTATATAAGTATGGAATCGACATCACCTCCGCAGGCTTAGCACAAACTGCTATGAATCACGGTATTACAGAAAGTATTAAGAACCTTTCGCAACAGTCCAAAATGCAGTTGCGCGTTTTGACTATGTTGGAACAGTCAAAGGTTGCATATGCTGATTTGGCACGTACAATTAACCAACCTGCAAACCAGTTGAGGATGTTGCAGGCTGGATTTAAGAAATTATCTTTGACAATTGGCTCCTTGTTTATGCCGATTGTTCAGAAATTGTACCCATATATGAATGCTGTGGTTATGGTTTTGCAGGATTTCGCACAGTGGGTAGCGAAACTGGCAGGAATCAAACTTGGTGATACGGATGGTTCACGGAAAACACCAGAGGTACCGGACTACTCCAATGCGGCAGACGATACGGATAAAGTTGCTAAGAACATGGACAAAACGGCTAAAAAGACAAAAAAAGCCGCCGACAATTTGCAGGGATTTGATATTGTAAATAAATTGCAGGACAACAGTGATAGCGATAGTGGTGATACAGACCCTTCTGGTGGAAATGCTAATATTGACCTTTCTAAGGATATTAGCGACGCATTAAAGAACTATGAAAAGATATGGGATAATGCTTTTAAGAGCAACCAGAACAAGGCAGTTGAGTTGTATAAGAAGATGAAGAAAGCAATCCTTGACGCATGGAAAGGTGGAGATTTTACTTCTCTCGGTTCGGCACTGGCTAACTGGATTAACAAGGGAATGAGAAACATTCCATGGACAAAGATTAAAAAGACTACGAAGAAGATTGCTAAATCTCTTGCTACGTTCTTAAACGGATTTGTTAAAGACCTTGATTGGACAAAACTTGGAGAAAATTTCTCCGAGGGATTGAATACATGGTTTGAAACATCATACACCTTTTTCAAGACGTTTGATTGGCTCAAATTCGGTCAAAGTATTAAAGAGGGTATAACGGCTGCCATAAATACTTTTGACGGTGATTTAGCAGGAAAATCACTTGGAGCGAAGTTGCGTGGTATGATTCAGTTTGCTTTTGGCGTTATGGTGGATTTTCCATACAAAAACCTTGGAAAGAAAATTGGAGATTACATCAATGGATTTCTTGAAGAGATGGGAGAAGTCCGCAAGAATACTGGATTAACTGGATGGCAGGAGTTAGGAAAGACAATCAGTGATGGAATTACTGGAATACTTGATACGATTGACACCGCACTTTCTACCGTAGATTGGTGGGAAGTAGGAAAAGCGATTGGAGATTTTCTTTCTGAAATAGAATGGGGAAAAGCGCTTTTGAAAGTAGGCAAAATAATAGTCAAAGCATTGTTTAGTGCCTTGAAAGTGGCTATTTCTGCATTTGCCAGAGACCCATTAGGTATTGCATTTAAGTTATCAACGGTTATTGCTGGCTTTATGGCTTATAAAAAATTCAAAGCCGTATGGGTCGCAATGAAAATAATGTTTGGAAAGGGAATACAAGATTCTCTGGTTAAATCAGCAACAGAAATAAAATCGGGGAAAATAGCGTCAGCATGGAGCAAGAAATTTAGCACAATAGGACCAAAATTAGGAAAACTGGTTGGAAAACTTATGGTTGTTGAAATTGCTTTTCAGATTGCCGGAGCAATTACTGATAAATTGCTTGAAGCATCTGGCGGTGACAGTAAACAACTTACGAAGAACTTAAAAACTATATATGGAGAAAAAGGTGGAAGTTTTGCCGCTGCATTGCTTTCTACGGTTTCAGGAATTACTGGTGGTGATTATCAATCAACGTATGGTTGGAACGCACATTCTGGTGGTGATGTAGACCTCAACAAGACAATTTCACGATACAGTGAATTTTCAAGTGAATTAACTGAATTGCAGAAAAAAATGGATGAACTTGGCATTGCCGCTCTTACGCAAAATAGTATTTTAAGTAAAACAGGAAAAAATTTGCGAAAAGGTATTATTACAAAAAAATCCGTAAAAGATGCAGTTGGAAAAAAGGGAATAAAAAAGGATGAATTGCAAAATCTTCTTGGTATAAATGGAGTAGAAAAAACAGCAGATTACGAAAAAGCACAAAAGAAATTAAAAACTACGATGGAAAAATTAAATGTTCCAGCAAAAGAACAAAAGAGTATTTTGAAATCGTTAGAAACCGAACTTAAAAATGGTGAAATCACATGGGAAGATTACAGAAAGATAACAGATAAGAACTACAAGTCAACAGATGCATTGAAGAAGAAAATTGATTCATTGAAGCCAAAAGCAGTAAAAATCAAGGCTGAAACCTCTGGTGGTGATGATGTTGATAGTTTGCAGGGGAAAGTAAACGGATTGCAAGGTAAGACGATAACTGCTGGCGTAAAGACATTTGGCATTAAGAATCTTGGAGATTTAAGTGTTGCGATGAAAACCATGAAAAACCGTGACATAAATGTGAATATCGACCCTAAACTCCGTAAAGGTTGGTATAACGCAGTTAAAACACAGTTACAACAGAAAAAGTTTTCATTGGATGTTTCAGCTTCAATTAACAATGTGACAGAGGGTAAATTAAAATCTTCTGTTAAGTCGATGGACGGAAGAAAAGTAAATTACGGAAAATTGACTGCTGCTATAAATAATGCCAAAAACAGAGTGACAATAGGTCAGCAAGGACAGATATTCGTAAGTCATGCAGAAAAATCACTAATCAAAATGCTGAAAAAGTACGGATTGAATTACGAGACTTATGCTAACGGTGGATTTCCGGAAGATGGATGGTTTCGTGCAAAGCACGGCGAAATGATGGGTAAATTCGACAATGGTAAGTCCGTTGTTGCAAATAACAAACAGATTACGACCGGTATTTCCGAAGCGGTTGCACCGGCTGTTTATGCGGCTACAAAGGCGGCAATCAAAGAGGAATTATCAAATGCGAATGTCGGTGGCGGTGATGTTTACCTTGACGGAACAAAAGTAACAACGGCAATTATGAACAACGCAAAGAAAATCTCCAAGAACAAAGGAATTTCTTGGAACATGGCTTAAAGAAAGAGGCTCATGCAAATGGGTCTCTTTTTTATGTGAAAAAGTTAGGAGGTGTCATATGGCATTTACGTTGAAGTTTGGTTGGACTAAGGACAGTTTAGAAGATATGCCAACACCAAAATATGAGGGTTGGAAAATCTCACGAGAAAAAGTGTGGAACGCAAAAGCAGGTAGAAGTTCAAAAGCACTTTACAACGGAAAGATAGTTGCAAAGAAAGTAACGCTTGACATGGCATTTCCGGCAAATTTGACGCCAAGCGAAATCAAGAAGTTGATGAAGTACGCAGACCCGGATGATTTATCAAACCGGTACGGCTACATACAGTTCACCAATGAAAAAGGAGAAAAAGAAACAAAGCAGTTTTATTTTGGAAACCCTAGTTTTGACGCAATGACTTTCTTTAATGGAAAGTTTATTTGGTCTAGCATACAGATACAGGCGGTGGAGCGATGAGTTATACAGCAAAAGTCTTTTATGTTTTGGAAAGCGACCCTACATATACATTGAAATATGATTCACCTGTAAAAGATGTAAATATCGGAGATTCGTTTAGTTTGTCTTTTTTGGAT